GTTTTTTGTTGTTTTTTTTTTTTCAAGTAGGAGACGGCTTACGAGCTTCCTCTACGTCTCATGGGCTCGTAGATGTCTATAAGATACAGGTTCCTGTCTGGGTGGGGGGTGTTTGGGTTGTGGGTTTCTGGTGTTTGGTTTTCCCCGGGGTGGGTCTTTAGTCCTCCCCTGTGTGTTGGGTCATGTGGATAACCCTGTGGGTAACCCTGTGGTTTGGTTGTGGATAACCTGTGGATAAGTGGTTGTGCATACAAGTAATCCACTGCACCCCCCGAGTTATCCACATGTGGTTGTGGGTTGCGGATGGTTGGGGTTGCAGCGGAAGGTGGGGTTATCCACATATCCACAGGCCCCTACTATCTACTACCTAGTTATCTCTTGTTTGGTGTCATAGCCCCAACGGGGCGCGGGCGCGGGGGCCGGGCGGCTGGTTCTTCTGGGTACATGGTCCCTGTCTGTGTTGGGTGGTGTGGTGAGAGCAGGGAGGTAGGCGGATCCCCCGGCGTCGTGTTGGCGTCGGGGGATCTGTGGTGTCAGCGGCGGTGGAAGCCTGGGTGGTTGCCGTGTTTGCGGGCCCAGCGGATGGGGCGCAGTGATGCGAGGCAGACGGCGGAGATGACTGTCCAGAGGAGGCTGGTGGAGATGTCGACCTCCCCGGCGTAGAAGCCGGCGTACCAGAGGAGAGCGGCGTGGATGGCGGAGAGGCTGCCGGCGGTGGCGGCTACGGCGTAGAGGGTGCGGGTCATGTGCGGTCTCCTTATTGGTTGTTGCTGGTGTTCTTATGGTACCCGGCCCGCCCGTCTACACGGAGGCCGTGTAAGCCACGCTGACGGCCTAGCGGGAACGCCCCCTACCCGAGTACCGGGTGGGGGGCGTTCGTCCGCCTGCGTGCCTGTCAGTGGCCTTCTCGGGTGGGTTCTGCGAGGACGGCCATGGCGGGTTGGCGGATGAGTTCGGTGTCGCCTGTTGCGCCGTGCCGGTTCTTGGCGATGGACACGGCGAGGCGTGACCTGTCGGGTACGCCGCCGCGGACGGGCAGGGACAGGAGGGTGACGGTGTCTGCGTCCTGTTCGATGCTGCCTGACTCGCGGAGGTCGGCAAGCTTCGGGGCGAGGTCGTCTCTCGCCTCCGAGGCGCGGGACAGTTGCGACAGGGCGAATACTGGGACGTCCAGCTCGAGGGCTAGTTCTTTCAGTGCTCGGGACTGGTAGGTGACCATCTCCCGGAGTGAAGATCCGGGCACGCCGCGGGATGGGGCGAGGAGCTGCATGTGGTCTATGACTATGGCGCCGAGCTTCTTTTTGTGGTGGAGGGTGCGGGCGAGCGCGGCGACCTGTTCGATGGACATGCCGGCTTTGTCGCTGATGTGGATGGGCAGGGCTGCAACCTGGGCGGCTGCACGGTTGAGGGGGTCGGCCAGGTCGGGGGTCGCTGCTTCTTCCCGGGTGGTGTACTTCAGGGCGATGCCTGTGGCTTGGGACAGGAGCCTGGGCAGGAGTTCCCGGGCGGGCATTTCCATGGATACGTAGAGGACGTGCCTGTCGTTGCGGGCGGCGCAGGATGCGAGGTAGAGGCCGTATAGGGTTTTGCCTACTGCGGGCCGGGCGCCGATGACGTGGAGGCCGCCGTCGCGGTATATGCCGATGATGTCGTTGACTGCGACCCAGGGCGCGTGAACGCCGGTGGCTCTTTTGGCTGTGTACCACTGGTCGACGAGGGCGGCCATTGAGACTGTGCCGCCGTCGGGGGCGGTGTTGCCGATGTGGGATTGCGCCCAGGAGGCGACCTCGGCGGCGGTGGCGTCGCCTTGGAGGAGTTGTTCGGCGCGGGTGAGTACGTCGTGGACGTCTCTCTTCGCGGATGCTTCCTGGACGAGGCGGGCGTAGTGGTCCGCGTCGGCGGGGTTCACGGACGCGTGCACGCAGTCGAGAATGTCTTCTCCTGTGGCTGGCTTCCGGACTTCAGCGAGGACGGAGGCTGGTGTGGGGATCCTGCCCATTGCCCAGTGGTCGCGGATGATTCCCCAGAGGACCGCGTATCTGGTGTTGGCGATCATGTCTGAGCTGGTGGCCCAGGTGGTGTCGGTTTGTGCTTCGTTGCCGGCGAGGGCGGAGCCGATGAGGCATTGTTCGATGGTGGTGGTGTCCATTTGTGTTCCTTTCTGCTGGCTCAGTTGTTGGTTGCGTTGTCCCACATGGCTGCGATGTTGGCCATGAGTTCGGGGGATGCTTCTGCGGTGATGAGGTCGGGGTTGTTGATGCGTGCGGCGCCGAGGAGGTCGTCTGTGTCGGTTGTTGGCGTGGGCTGGTAGTTCTCCCAGTCGTGGTCTTCGAGCCAGCGGCGTGCGGTGCGGATGTAGCGGGCGGGGGTTTCTCGGCGTCGGCATTGGTCTGCGTAGGCGCGGGCGCCGGCGGTGATTTCCTGGGCTGTGGCGTGCTGTCGGGCTTTCTGCCAGTCTCGGATGGTTGCTTTGGTGCCTGGGTAGGTCTTGTTGAATTCGGCTCGTTCTTGGGCTTCCTGCGCTTTCTGTGCTTGTTTTTTGGCTGCGGCTTTGTCGTGCTTGGCGCGGGCGCGGGCGATGTCGTCGGCGGTGACTCGGTCGGGGACGGGGGTGAGTGGCTTGTGGGTGTGTGGGGGCTTGTTGGTGCGGTCGTGGCTGACGGCGCCTGCTGCTACGAGGCCGTCGTGGTTGAGGAGGGCGTCGAGGTGGATGGCGTATTCGTTGGTGGCGCCGGGGGTGTGTCGGATCTCGATGATGCCGAGGCTGGTGAGGTGGTTGAGGGAGTTGGCGACCGTGCGGCGCGACTGTCCTGACCGTTGCTCGATCGCTGTCCATGACGGGTAGATGTGTTCGCAGTTCCACCAGGTGCAGAGCGCGGTGAGTACGGCGATGTCTCCGCCGGTGAGGTCGAATGGTTGCTTCCAGTAGGGGCGGATGTTGATGGCGCCGATGACTTGGGTGTTGTAGTACTCCACGTTTCTTCCTTGTTGTGTTGGTTGTTGTGTTTGTGGCTTGTTGGTTGGGGCCTGGGGGAGCTTCGTGGCTCGGACCCCAGGCCCCGGCCAGCCGGGAGGAACACAACAAAAACCCTGGCTGGCTATCAACCAACGGGTCAACGATAGCAGGTGGGTCTGGGGTGGTTGCTGCCCTGTTCGCAGGTGTCCGCCGCCGGCGCCGCCGATGCGGGTGCGGCCCGCACCCCCCGGACCCGTGCAACGGGGGGTAGGGGGGTGTTTATTCTCTTAGATAAGGTTTGTGTGCAGCTCCTGCACCTCCCCCTCGTGCGGCTTTGGCACCCCCCCCACCTCACTGCATCGTGACCGACGTCACCGCGACGCGGGTTGACTGGCGTGTCGACACGCCGTAGATTGATCCCGTCAACTCAATCAACCCCTACCGAGGAGGAACCAAATGAACACCGTCGACCAGCTCCCCAGCCGCGCAGCCACCACCCTGATCACCTGGGTCGCCACCCTCTCGATCGTCGCCGTGCTCGGCGCGGTCGCCGGCCTGCTCGCCGGCGGGGTCGGACCGGCGACCATCCCGGCCCTGGTTGTCGGCCTGCCGGTCGCCATCAAGGCCACCCGGTCCAGCAACCGCAGGAAGGCCATTCTCCGCCACGCTGGCGGCCCCGCAGCCCGGGCCCGGTACCAGGCACCAGCCGTCCGGTGAACGCCCCTCAGAAACGCTCCTGCGGCCCCAGAAAGGAACCCCTCATGTACCTGTCAACCACCGCCCAGAACGACACTGCGACCCTCATCGCGAAGTGGGTCCGCGAGAACACGATCGGCTACGGCGCCGTCACCACTGAGGTCGGTCAGGCCGGCTACCCCGGCGCGGCCGTGGTCGCCATCGCCGAAGACGGGAAGACCACTTGCACCGCGAAGGTCGCCGTCCACCACAACCGCATCGTGTACGTGTCGAAGCTCGGCGCGCACATCTCCTACCCGATCACGTTCAAGGGCGCCGGCCGGATCGTCGGAGGCTTCCTCTCCCTCGAGGAGGGCTGATGTTCGGCTTCCACTCGAAGAGGGACCCCTGGTCGATGGCTAATGACATCGCCAAGGAAATCGGTCGTCGCGGCTTCCCTGCCGAAGCGAAGCCCGTCACCGTAATGTCCGCGATGGGCAACGTCCAGAAGCACGCAATCGTGATTCCAGGACGCGGAGTCGCGGTCATAAACAACGACCTCAATGTCGTTGTTGCCTCGTCCAATAAACCACTCCCGCAAGCCCCGGTATTCGAATACGAGAATGCTAATGCTGCCGCGGAAAACATTTTGAGAAACCTGCCACTGCCATGAAAATCCCGCAGAACACAGCAATGAGAAACCGGTCCGAGGCAGCGAAGGCAGCGGCTGCCAGATACCGGCGCCGCGTCGAGCGGGCAGAAATGGCCGACTGGAAGCATGTCGTTTACGTGGACCCGCGCACTGGCCGCACTCAAGCGATCAACATCCGCCACATCTGAAAGGAGCACCGATGGAACTCTCCGACATCGAAGACCTGGTCCGCTCCCGCCTCATCGAGGGGGAGACCTTGACCGAACAGCCGTCCAACTACTTCGACGACCGCATGTACTCCATCATCACGGCCGGGGCCCCCGCCTACGTGTACACCATCACCGCGGAGAATCTGTACGGCATCGGCGCACTCGACGCCCTCGAGGTGTGGCGCCCCGGCGAGGACATCGCCGCCCGGGCGATTGATGCGGTACTCGGCCATGCGCGACGCAACGGCCAGCCGGCGCCCCCGCCCGACCCTGAAGAGGTCTTCGCCGACATGACCGCCTACCTGCGCCCTCTCCTCCAGGAAGGAGAGTCACTGTCGACAGACAGAGAGCGCAACGGAGAAGTGACGCTCACCATCTCCACCCAGGTCGGCGGTGGCACCATCTATTGGATCAACGGACTCTTCCGCTACAGCAGCTACCTCGAGCCGGGGTACAACAACTTCGCGGACAACAAAGAGGACGGCATAGAACTCGCCCACCGCGTACTCCTCGAGGCCCGCGCCCCGATCGACTGGGACCAGCTCTACCCCTCCAACCGATAAGCCACTCAACTGAAAGGAACCACCAATGTCACCTCTCTCCCAGGCCCGCCTCCTCATGCCGCTTCTCGAAGCGATCCGTAACCACCTCGCCGTCGGCGAGTTCGCCGCTTTCCGGCGCACCACGCACGGGTCCCCGTACATTGAGGCCCGCACCGAGCGCGGCAACATGGTCGCCGGGGTAGACGAGGACGGGCTGTACACCCTCGACGCAGCCGGCAGCCGCTATGCCTGCGATCCGAACGCCCCCAAGGAATCCATCCACAACGCGATCCGGCGCGCCCTCAACGACGCACGCGAGGAGTGGTCATGATCGGCCGTCACGCCACCGCCGCGGACCGGACCGCCATGGCTAAGGTCATCGCCGACGTCTGCCTCCGCGACCATCCCGGCCCGGACCATCTCATCGAAGAGCCGATGGTCAGCAGCGAGGCCGCAACCCTGTACATTTACTGGGGCGACCGGGACCTCATGACCGTCCACGTCGGGCGCGCCGGAGTCACCATGCACGCCGGCCGCTCAACCGTGGACATGCCATATCAATGCGACGCACACCCCGCGGACGTAGCCAACCAGCTCCTCGGCACAATGATGAAAGGAACACTCCAATGACAGACCGCATCGAGCACGCGAAGATCGTCGCCCAATCTTCACTGATCCCCGCCGAATACCGTGGCAAGCCCGCCGACATTGTGTGGGCCATGGACATCGGCGACGCCCTGGGCGTCCCGTACACGCAAGTGATGCAGTCGATGGTCGTGGCCCGCGGGAAGATGACAATGTCCGCGGACCTGATGGGCGCTGTCGTGCGCCGGGCCGGCCATAAGCTGCGGCTCCGCGAGCACGGCGACTCCGTGACCGCCACCCTGATCCGCGCCGACGACCCTGACTACGAGTTCACCGTCACCTGGGACAAGGCGAAGGCGCAGGCTGCCGGCCTGTGGGGGAGCCGCGGGCCGTGGCAGCAGTACCCGAGACAGATGCTCCGCGCCCGCGCCATCACCGAGGCGTGCCGCCAGGGCGCGTCGGACGCTCTCGCAGGCACCGTCTACACGCCAGAGGAAATGGAGTCCAGCACCTCACCGACCGCCCCGCAGAAGCCCGCACAGCGCCACCAGGAGGATCGTGCCCAGCGGGACATGACCCGCACCATCCTCATGGACTACTGCCACGAGTCCGGCCGCGACGCCAACGAGGTATGGCAGCAGGCGCAGGCTGCCGGCGCAACCATGGACAACCCCGACTCACTGTCCGCTGTCATCGACAAGTGGGAGGCGGGCGTCAACCCGGAGCCGCAGGAGGGGCAGTGAAAGTCCGAACCGTCACCCCGATCGGAGTGCAGCGGCGGATCCTGTCGCTCATGTGGATCGGCCACTCCGAGCAGCGGATCGCTGACATGGCCGGCGTGAAGCTGAAGTCCGTACAGAAAGGCCGGGCGGGCGAGTACGTGCCGGAGGAGGACAGGCTCCTCATCGCGTGCGCCTGGGCCCGCAATCAGTGCAACCCCGCCCCCGTGAACTACGGGTCGCAGACCGCACACAAAACCGCCGTCGACTCCGGGGCCCACTCCCCGCTCGCCTGGGACGAAGACGAGATCGACAAGTACCGCGCCGAGCCGCATGATTTGACTAGGGGCCGGGACCGGTCCCCGTGGAACAGGAAGGAACACCCATGAAGGTCACCATCCAGAAGACAGCGAACGTGCAGGATCCGACTCGCGCGCATGCCACAGACGCGGGCCTGGACCTGTACGTTCCCGAGGGGCAGACCTGCCTTGTCCGCCCCGGCGCCGTGTACACGATCGATCTGGGCGTCCGCGTCGCCATCCCTGACGGCTACTACGGGCAGCTGTCCCTCCGGTCCTCGGCCGGCAAGAAAGGACTCGCCCTCCCCAACGGTGTGGGCGTTATTGATTCCGGCTTCCGCGGCAACCTGAAACTCCTCGTCGTCGCCCTCGCTGAGCCTGTGCTGGTCGCCGCCCGGGACTGCGTCTGCCAGCTGATCATCCACGCCCAGCCGCCCGTCGAGGTGGAAGCCGGCGTCGTGCGGGACGACACGCCCCGCGGTCAGGGCGGCTTCGGGTCCACCAGCAAGGCCAGCCGCGCCGCCGCTGACGGCGCCCCCATCGGCGGCGACCGGCCCGCCGGCGGCGTGCACCAGTTGACCGTCGGCCGCCTGCTGCGGGACCTCCAGGAAATTGCACTCCGGTACGGCAATGACACGCCCGTCGTCATCCCCACCACAACGGATGCCGACTACGAGCAGGCCACCGTCCCGTTCGTCATGCACGCCGACCGGGAGGTCGTCCCGAACGATTGGGACCTGTTCCACATCAACCCGACAGGCGAGGCTGTGATGGTGATCTCATGAGCGACAACGTTAGCCATCCCGGCCACTACACGCAGTGGCCCGTCGAGGCCATCGACCTGACCGAGCGGGAGACATTCCTGATCGGCAACATCCTGAAGTATGCGCTCCGCGCCGGCTTCAAACCCGGCAGCACATACGAGGAGGACATGGCGAAGGCACGCTGGTACGCGCGCAGGCACGTAGACAACATCGCTGGGCGCGACTCCTGGCAGTCCGGCCTCGACTCACTGCAGACGCACTTCGCCGACGCTGTCACCTACCTGTCCTCCAGGCAGGAAGACACCACAGAGATGCGCGGCCACCTGCAGGACCAGCTGGCCGCCATCTACAACCAGATCGAGAGGGAGCTGTGCGAAGCATGGGACGCAACCTGAAGTCCGCGAAAGCTGCCGGTAGCAGGTTCGAACGGCTCATCGCCGACCACCTCAACGGCCGGCTGTACGGCCTCCACGTTGACCGGCAAGTCAAAACGGGGGCGCACGACTCCGGAGACATCACCGGCGTCCACCTCGCCGGCAAACGCATCGCCATCGAGTGCAAAAACGTCACCCGGATGGACTTGCCAAAGTGGACGCGGGAAGCGCATACTGAAGCCGGGAACATCGGCGCCGCCGTTGGCCTGGTCATCCACAAGAGACACGGCAACGGCAAACCCGAAGACCAGTGGGTGACCATGACCGTCACCGACCTCGTCACCATCATCAACCTCTTCAACGAAAGGAACACCAATGGCCGCTGAGATCACCGTTACGGGGACGCTCACCAGGGACCCGGAGATCAAGTACGCGCAGTCGGGCACCGCAATGCTGAAGCTGGCGCTGGCCGCCACCCGCCGGCAGCAGAACCGGGACACGAAGCAGTGGGAAGACGACGGCGACCCGCTGTACATCGACGTCACGTTCTTCGGCGACCGGGAGAACTACCTCGGCGATATCCTCCGGAAGGGCGACCAGGTATCCCTGGCCGGGGCGCTCGTCCGCCGTAACTGGGAATCTGGCACCAAGTCCGGCGTCGCCCTCGAGGTGCGGTTCCCGAAGCTCCTCGGCTACATCAGGAAGTCCGACAAGGCCGGCGGCGTGCAGGCCCTCGCCCCGACCACGTCCAACACGTTCAACGCCCCGTTCTGACGGGCGCCACGGGTGGGGGGAAACCCGCCGGGGAGTACCCCCACCCACCTCACTACACGTAGACCCTCATAAAACGAAAGGTACAAGCCGATGGCTTCATTCGAGATCATGATCGCTTCCCAGCCGTCCTGCCAGCAGTGCCGCTCCTCGAAGCGGTACCTCACGAGGAACGGCACGCCCTATCTGGAGACGAAATACAAGGACGACGCCGTCGCGCAGGCGATCGCTGCCAACAACGGCTACACGGCCGCTCCTGTCTGCCATGTGGTCGACAGGCGCACCGGCGACACGCTCGACCACTGGGCTGGGTTCAACATGTTCAAGCTCCGCCAGTGGGCGAACAACTACAAAGAGGAGGCGGGCGAGTGACTCCCCTGGACGAGGCGATCCTCGAGAATGACGCCCTGCCGCAGCATCAGCGGCGCACCAACCAGGCCATCGCCGACGAGTACGGAACCTCAGAGGCGGCCGTCAGGAGGCACCGCAAAGCCTTGAAGCGCCGCAGCGAGGTAGGCAAGGGGGGCGTGGACGAGTACTTCGGCGTGCCAGTCGAAGCCATCACCGCCCGCGGGAAGACGGTGCGTCTGCCCGACGGGTCCTACGAGAAGATCACGTACAGGCCGGGCGCCGTAGAGCGTGGGGAGGTGCAGGCGAAGCGATTCGATGACCTGGCCCCGATCTTCGCGGAGCCGCCCGCCGAGGTCGCCGCCGCGGACGGGCAGGCCACCCTCGTGGTGGTCGTGTCTGACCTGCAGATCGGGAAGACAGACAGGGCCGGCGGCACGGAGGAAACCGTCCGTCGTGTCCGTGCTGCGGTCGCTCAGGTCGCCGGCTACGCGGCGGGACGGTACCGGCGGATCATTCTCGTGGACTGCGGAGACTCCACTGAGGGGTTCACCAACACGGTGTCGCAGGCGCAGACCAACGATCTGCCGCTCACCTATCAGATCCGGACGGCGCAGGCGCTGCTCGCTGACACGCTCCGAGCGTTGACGCCCGCGGCCCCGGAGATCACGTACGTGACGGTCCCGTCGAACCATTGCCAGGTTCGCACCGGGGTTGGCAGGTCCAATCGGGCGTCGTTCCCGGGGGACGACTACGGGCTGCTGATCGCCGACAACATCCAGCAGATCGTTGCTGGCCGGCCCGGCTATGAGCACGTCCGGTTCGAGGCGCCGGAGAGGCGGCTGGAGTCCCTGACGGTGCGCGCGGCTGACGGGACGGTCATGGGGGTCACCCACGGGCACGCGGCCGGCTCGAAGAGCCGGGTCGTGGATTGGTTCCGCGGGCAGGCGTTCGGCTGCGTGGCGGGCATGCAGTACGCCCGGGTGCTGCTGCATGGCCATTGGCACTCCTTCTCCGTGCAGACGGTCGGGGACAGTCGGCAGGTCATTTGCGCGCCGACGATGGATCCGGGCAGTAGTTGGTTTCAGAACGCCAGTGGCGACTCGTCTCTGCCGCAGCTGCTGACGTTCGAGCTGGGGGGTGGTACGTCGTCCGGGTGGCGCCTCTGGTCCTGATATTCGCGACGCGGCTGTGCCGTTAATGGCTGTGTCGTGGTGTCATATTATCGGTGTGCGGCCCCGCGGCATCCCGAAGTCCGGTCCTCTCCGCCTTTCCGGCGTCTGAGAGGGCCGGACTTTTCCTTGCCGTTCCAACACCCCCCCCGCTCGCGTGACCGGAATCACGGCCGAGTGGGTTGACGTCCGCCCCACACAACAGAAACACTGCTTGCGTCCGATCAATCAATCAATCAGAAAGGAAACGGACATGAACACCGACACCACCTCCCCCCTGCAGGCCGCCCAGCTGGACGGCGCCCCCCGCACCGACGCGGCCGGCAACCGGCTCACCCGATTCACCCTCACCCTCGGGGCGAAGGCAGCCTTCCAGGACGTCGACCAGTGGGGCCTCCCCTACGACGGCTCCCCTAACGGCAGCCTCCACGACGACCTCTGCGCCTGGCTGACCGCCATGGGCCGCCTCGACGCGGACGCCCTCAACGCCCTCTGACCAACCCCGCCCCCGAAAGGAGCAAACAATGAACGCAGCCACCAACGCCCGGATCGCCGCTTGGAAGGCCGTCGCCAGCCAAGAGCTCCCCGCCGGCACCAAGGTCATCGTCAAGGACGGACAGGTCACCATCCACCCCCGCGGGGGCCGCAGCATCAGCGTCCCGTACGGCCCCGCAGAAACCACTGAGAGCCTCTGTGAGGCCCTCAAAGACGCGGCCCTGACCTCCTGCCAGGCCTCCCAGTGACAGGCCGTCACAAGCCCTCGCGCAACCTCAGAAAGGAACACCAAATGATGCACCCCCACCAGCCGACCAAACCCACCCCCATCGAAAACGTCTCCGCCGGCGCCCTCATCATCCGTGAAGGAGCCACCTGGAGAGTCGAATCCAACCGGCCGACCCCCGGCCGCCCCGCCTACCGGACCCTCACCCTCCGCGGCGGCCGCGCCGGCGCCCAGAAGGGCTCCTACGCAACCGCCCCCGCCGGCTCTATCGTCATCGTCCGCGCCAACTGAAAGGAACCCCAATGCGTCACGCAGCCCCCCGCGACAACAGCCTCGACCGCCGCCTCAACCACGCCGGAGAGCTTGTCTTCGCCGCGGTCGCCTACGCCATTGCTGGCGCTGCCACCGCTCTCGCCACCCTCGGCTCAGCCCTCGCCATCTGGAGCCTCTGGCAGTGGCTGGGGGTGAACTGAATGACACCAGCAGGAGTCGTCAGTGAAGCCCTCGCCATCACCGATGCGTGCGGCCTCGACCGGACCCAGCTGAAAGTGGCAACCGGCCCCCGCGAAGCCATCATCAGCAGAGGCCGGCGCCCATCAGGAACCCGAGTCACCCTCACCAGGCACGGCATCACCTGGCACGTGACCGGAGGCGGCGTCCACTGGAAAGGAGCCAGCCGGCATTCCGCCGCCACCCAGATCGCCCACATCCTCGAAACCGGGTGGCGGTGACGGCGGCGCCGGCGGACGCGCCTCCGGGGCGACCATCCGGATCAACGAAACCCCCCAGCGGATCAACGCTGCCGTGTACTCCTCCAGCTTGAACAGCTGCACCCTGAGGCGGTGCGCTTCCTCCTCTGCGAGGTCGCGCGCCGCCTCAGCCTTATCCCTCGACTTCTCCAATGTCGCCACCCTGGCGGTCAGCGACTTCGTGCACGCCTCCAGCGCCTCAACCCGCCGGTCCGACGTCTTCTCTGCGCGCGCGAAAAGCCACCCGATCCACGACGCCACAACAGTGAACGCGGCGCCGATCAGTTCCGCAGGGAGAGGAGGGAAGTCGAGCTCATGCATGAGGCCAGTATGGGCGACAAGGACTGCGATGACACTCACGCCAACGGGGCGTACATCATCGGCATGACCCGCTTCCCCCCACCGCCGGCAGGAATGTTCGCGACCACCGTCTTGTTCGGCCACACCTCGACAGTCGCCCCGTCCGAAGTGCCGTCCGTCTTCAACAGCGGGTAAGAGGTGCGCCCCGGCTTCGCGTCGCCCAACACAGCGGCCGGGATCGTCGCGACCCGCTTCTGCCCAACGTTCGGCAACGTCACCGTGCCCCATTCCGACCTGGGCCCCACGCACAGGGCATGCCCGCGAAGGGAAGCGACAAACGTGTCAGCTGGGGTCATGTCGCCAGAGAACGTCACCCACTCTGGCGCGGGCGCGGGGGCCGGGGACGCACCGCCCGAACCCGCGGGCCGGCGACCGTTCACCGCGTCGACCACCTGCAGCCACGCCGCCGCAGACTTCGGCCCACTATCAGGGCGCACATCAAAGTCCCCGTACTGGCCGATATTCCACAACCCGACGCCGTTCAAGCCAGACAGGAAAGCAACCTCCGCGAACGCGGTCAGCTTCGCCGCCCTCGCCTCGTCCGACCTGTCGTTAAAGCCCACCTCTTCCAGGATGAACGGTTTCCCCGCCTGTGTGGCAATCCTGGCGAGATTCCTGAACGCGTCGGCAGTCGGACTGTCGTACCCATGGGTGGTGAACACGTCAACCTCAGCCAGGCGCGCCACCTGGTCGAACAAGTCGCCGTGCGCGTCTCGGCCGCGGCCGTCACCCCCCAGGTGGATGAAACCACCAGCTGCGATAGGGCCGTCATAGCCGAGACGGCGCACAGCCTCCACCTGCTGCAGTAGCGACCACACGTACTGGTCCGCAGAGCCGGCCTGTTGGGCAGGGTTGTCGGCGCCCCACAAGACCATCGGCTCCCCTGCCAGAGCAACGCAATCCATGGTCGGGTAGTCCTGGTAGCAGATGTCCGAGTCGGGGAAATTCCGCCACAGGACCTCACGAAAGTAGGGCAGCCAGTCCTGCCAGCCCAGGTAGTACGGGTTCACTTTCTCTTTGACGAGCAAGTTCCGCACGTAGGACAGGTCCAGCCACAGGCGCACGTTCGCGTCCCTGGCCCACCGCACCTTCGCGTCAAGTTCGCCGAGCTTGTCGCCGCCGTTGTGCAGCGCCTGCGATGTGGAGTCGCCGAACAAGTCCGTGATCCGCACGTGCGTGACGCCCAGCTGGCGGGCACGCTGCGCCCACAGCTTCCCGTCCGGCGCCCCGTTCGCCGACGCGATCACACAGCCACGCAGCGCCTCGGCGCGCCGCTTCCTCTCCTTTGTGGGACCCATGGTGGCCACACGAAACACCCCTCTTCGGTGGGTAGAAGTTACCTGCCGCACCCATGATCTCACAGGGGCGGCAGGTAACAAACAGAGTCAGCGGGCGGCGCCGAGGCTGATCACCCGGAACCGGGTGCCCGGGTAGACGCCGCCGTCGTAGTGCCAGAACGGGTCCGTCCCGTAGGACCCGCACGTCGAGTAGGCGGCCGAGTGCGTGCCAGCAGGAACCTCCTGTTTCCACGACAAGTGATGGGTCATGAACGTCCTGTTGTACTGGATCTCTGTCTGCCACAGGCCTGCGTTGTCCAGGATGAACCCGAAGTAGTAGCTTCCGTTGGCTTTGTCTTTAGCCTCCTCTGTCTGGAAGTCGCTGTGGACGATGCTTACACACACGTCCAGGCTGAACTCCAGCAGCGAACGGATCGGCAGGTTGAAGCCGGTCTCCGCCCAGCGGCGCGTCGTGTGGTCGCTGGTGGGGCGCCCGCGGCCGTTAGACGCGTCAGTCTTGTCGACCAGCACGTCGCAGAACCCGGCCACCGGCTGCAGCACGAATTGGTTGCCGGACCGCGTCCCGTCCGCCGAATACAACACGCCAGCGATCAGGAACATAGCCGGATGCGCAGTTGACACGACGCCGGCCGGCGCCTGCGACAGGCGGGCCTGCGCCTCCGCCTGCGACGCACACCGGATGAACGTGCCGACGCTGTCGGCGTAGTCGCCCCACGCGGACAGGATCGGATCGGACGCGGTCGGGACCTTCGCCCCATCCCAACGGGTAGTACTCATAGTCTCATCCTACTCAGTTCGTAATGTACATGGCCGACAGGCGGAAGCGACGGTAGATCAGGTTCCCTAGGGCGCCGTCGTTTGCTTGCGGAGACTTAATCGCGAACCTCCATTTCAGAGAGTCCGACGTGCGCATCTGCAGCATCCCGGCGCACGACACGGCAATCTCCGTCGCCCCCGGCTCCACCACGGCCGTGCCACCGATCGCCAGCTTCCAGTTGGACGACGGCGACAACTGCAGCGACGCAGTCACCCACTTAGACGCGTACGTGTTATCGACATACGCCGTCGCCGCGACCCAATACAAGCCGTTGTAGTAAGTGTGCGGGATGCCCTGCTCATCCGTCCAGAAATCTTGGGAATCAATCTGAAGCCACGTGCGGGGATTGTTCAGCTTACCCGGCCACCACTCCCAGTTTATCCACGACAGGTGCCGCACCTGGTCAGATGTGCCGATGAAGTGCGGCGGCATCACCAGCGTACGCAGCGGCTTCTGATACTCGAGAGACTCACTCTGAGACGCGTACAGCCCGCCGACGGACATTGTCAGCCGGTTCGACAGGTTGCTGCCCACATCGACGCGACGGAGGGTCAGGGACCCGTTGTACATGTTCACGGCCGTAGTGTCGAAACCGCGCCGGTACGACAGCTTCATGTTCTTGATGTACATGTTCGTCGGGGAGTACAGGGGGAAGATCCGGAGGAAGTACTCGCGGCTCCCGGATCGCTCCGCTGGCCACTGGCCGAGGAAGATGTGCTGATAGCCGTGCAACGACCGATCCTTAGCCTTGAAGCGCCCATCGCGCAACAGGTTGAACTGCAGCTCGGTGCCTCCCTGGGCCTTGCCGGACTCGTCTCCGTGGTACGCCTGGAACGAAAGCACCGGGTCGAACACGTTCCCTGACGGCAAGGTGAAGTTAATCTCCCAGCAAGCGCCGTACGAGAAGTCCAGGTCCGACTTGAACCTTCCGTGCACCTCCCGCTGAGTGGCAGATTCGATCGTGCACTTGCCGTCACTGTCGGTACTGTACTGGTTCACCCACGTCAGCGACAGGTCAACCCACTGGTCAACCCACTCGGCCGTTTCCCCGTCCGACGCGTTCCATGCGGGGTGCTTCTTGTTGACAGACTCGGCGGACTCAAGGAACGTGGACAGCTGCGCCCCGATGATCTGCGACCCCCAGATCTTGTTACCTTTCAGCTCGCCGACGACCGCCGAGCCAGTGATGGTCGCCTTGCCTGCGGTCAGCATGTCCGTGGTGACGGACGCGAAGGCCGCCAGTTTCGCCCACAGCTCCTTGCTGGCGTAGATCGCATCTGACGTCACCGACCCCGGCGCCAGCTTCGTGGCGCCTACCGCCTCCGTCAACGACACGGACGCGACCTCGGCGCGGCAGCCCGCCGTGGCGGACAGCTGGAACATGGTCGACGCAACACCAGCGTCAGGCGCCCACGACCACTCCTCAGTCCTCCAGCCGTAATCGTTCGCCCTGTACACGGGCCGGCAGATTTCCTTCGCCGCGGCAGTCGCCACGAGCGTGCCGGAATTGCCGGAGTTGTACCGGTACGTCATCCGCAGCACCCACCGCTTCCCCGCGGGGAACGTGATCTTCTGCGTCGCTTGCGCCCACGTCTTCGCGTCGGCGACGTTCGCGAACCGGACGCCAGTCGTGAGGGCTCCCGGCGCGCCGGACACGGTAGCCGCCAGAGTGACCGACTTCACGTCCGACACCGTCCACACAGACGACGGCGAGGACGAGAACAGCGGCTCCCGCACCATGTTCTCCGGGTCCACCGACACCGAATGGGCCGCCACGGCGCCAAGGAACGCAGAGTCGGACGTGATTACGTCGATTACGGCCTGCGGCATCTTCGCGCCGCCCGTCACCATCAGCTTGCTGACTGACAGGCCGCCGATCTTCGCGTCAGTGATGGACGCGTCAGCAATCTGCGCGGACCCAATAGAGGCGTCACCGATCTGCGCGCTGCCGATCGCCTTATCGCCAATGAAGTTCGTGCCGGCCTGGCTGAGCCTCCACACGGTGCCGTTCCACACGAACGCCTGACCGAGCTTCCCGTCCGCGCCCTGCACCCACCACAGCGAGCCGGCAGTCTTGCCCTGACCGTCGGCCGGCAGCGGGCCGCGAGCCGCGATTGTCACCTTCCCATCCAGGGAAGACATCTTCGCGGACGCTTGGTCGGCGGCATTGCGGGCGCCCAGCGCGTCCGCGGCAGCCTTGTCGGCCTTCTCAGCGGCGCCCTGCGCTGCTGCGGCTGCCCCGTCAGCCTTCTGCTTGGCGGCGGCAATGTCCTGCGCGGACGCGTCTTGCTTCGCCTTCAGAGCCGAGTAGTCAGCCTGCGCCTTCTGCGCGTCGGCCTGCGCGGACTTCGCCGACGCCGCGGCCCCGTCAGCAACAGCCTTCACCGCCGAGGCGGCCGCGTCGGCTTTCTTCGCTGCCGTGTCTGCGTCAGCAGCCTTCTGCGTCGCGGTCTGCGCGGCGGTAGCGGCGTCCTGCGCTTTAGTGTTTGCCTGGCCGGCGAGCGTCTGCGCCGCCTGCGCCAAAGACTTCGCCTCCCCGGCCAGCGCCACAGCCTTCGCGTTATCGCCGGAGTTTTTGATGGCGTCCTCGGCGCGCTTCGCCGTTTCGGCGGCCTGCTGGGCGGTGGTCTTGGCGGCGTCCGCCACAGAAGCAGCGTCCTTCGCGGCGTTGTCGGCGGCGGTGATGCGCCCGTCGAGGCCCTTCACGGAGTCCTGCACGGTGCCTACGGAAGCGGCAGCGGCCTCCGCCTTCGCCCGGGCGGTCTGCGCTTCGCGGGCCGCTGCAGCAGCGTCCTTCGCGGCGTTGTCAGCGCGGGTCTTCACCTCTGCGGCAGCTTTCTTCGCGTCGACCGCATCGTTCATGGCGTCCGCGATCTCTTTGCCGGCCGGACCGAGCCGCTCAATCTGGGTGCGCTCGTCCCCGGGCTCGTCCTGCCCGTCAGTGATCGCCAGCAGCGTCCCGTCAGGGTGCAGGCGAACAGTCACCATGGCGCCCTGCCACGTGTACAGGCCGGGCGTCTCCCCGGCCACGTACGTCTCAGGCTTGTCATACGGCATGCCGACGCGCACCCACCCGGCCGGCAGGGTCGGGTCAGTCTTTGACGTGTCAACGACGCGGCCTTTCACCCAGCGGATCGTTGTGTCACGACGCTGCGCCGCCTGGCTGCCCTCGCGGAGCGCCAGGTACAGGCTGCTATCACTCATGCGGTCTCCTCCCCTACAGGTGGCGGCGAGCCTCCCGTCCGATCACCGTCATCGTGCGTGACACGTCCGACAGCGAGCACGAGTAGCTCGTGACAATGATAGCAACCCACTCCCCCTCTTTGACCTCGAAGGCGAGGAGGTCGCCGATCTCGATGCGCGGGTCAAACGCCATCTCGACCTTCCAGGAGGGGAGCCGGTCCCGAGCGTGGAACGCGTCGTTGTTCGCCTGCTCCACCATCTTCGACCAGGACTTATCCGACGACAGGTCAGTAACCTTCGTGACCCGACCGTAATGCTTCGGGTCATACGGGGCGCCGTAGTACTGCATGCCGATATGAAAGTCGTACGTGTAGTTCGACTTCCACCCGGTCGTCTTCCCCTTGTCGTCAACCTCACGCTCCCAGCCAGGCCACAGGTTGTGCCTCCACTGCCAGGCGGTGTTCCGCGCGTTCTGATACAGCTCGTCCTTCTGCCCCCACGCCGGCGTCGTGGGCTTACTCTCCCACAGCAGGTTCAGGGCCTCATCAACCTCAGTGTCATGCTCGGACCGCTTGATCGCGTCAGCCCACGACTTGTTGCCGGACAGGGAGTAGGACTTCGTGCCGTCGCCCTTTGCGTTGATTTCGATCATGTTCGGCAGGCGGCCGGACGGATCCTCCGTCCGCTGCGCGTCCACGAGCAACCCAGACGACAGCGGGTACGTCTCGTCAGGCGTCTGCCAGTCCGCCCGTCGCGCGTACGCCTCGATCTTCCCGCCATACCCCATGCGCACGTCAGCGCCGCACGAGTCCGCCAACATGATCACCGACGCCAGCCGGTTCGGCGGCATCTGCAAGGACGTCATCGGCGCCGCGTTCCGCACCTTCGGGTCCACCCAAACGTACGTGTGCTCCGGGACCGGGTTCAGACGGCGCATCTCCGACAGCAGAGTGCCGCCCAGCCACGGCGAATGAGGGAACGGGAGCGGGTTCTCCTCCAGGTCCAGCAGCATGTCCTTCGCGGAAACGGTCGCCTCTTCCGGGTTCGCCGGCGACTCCACGATCCGGAAATGCCCGAACGGTATATCCCACCCCTCACCCTCGCGGGGGCGGATCTCCAGGACGGGGCACAACTCCTGCCCGTAGTTCGCCAACGGGTCAGCCGGGTCCTTCGCTGCCAACTGCCTGGGGGCATTCAGCGTAAGCCTGGCCGGCGCAGACGGGTTCGAGTCGGCCTTCGTGCCGAGCTTCCCCCAGTCCAGCTGCACGTTGTAGACAGGGAGGTCCCGCCACTCGATCTTTCCGCCGTAGCGGACGTCCACGCGGACACGCCACCGGGCCGGCCGCGCCATGTCGAACAGGCTAGGGCCGGGCCTCATGACGGCATCCCTGCCACGTAGCGGCACACGTCGTCGTACGTGCGCGCGGCGATGTCTGGAATGCCGGACACTGACAGGTCAGCGATACCGACCTCGGCGAACTCGATCGTGGGCAACGGGTCCGCGTCGAGCAGCAGGCACGGGGCAACCCAGTCTGCGCCGGCTTGAATTGTGGTCGTCGCTTTTATGAGCACCCAGCGGTTGGCGTCGGGTTTCCCGCGAGACTGCCGGTCGGGGTGGTCGAAGGAACGTTTCGTGGAGCGGGGGCCCTGGCCGTCCGACAACCACAGGCCAACTGCCACGTTCGACAGGTCCGGGTCACTGCCGATACGCCGCACATAGGCGGACACCTCCACTGTGTGACCGACCGGCACCTGTCGGAAACTGGACGTGCCTGCCGTCGGGGTGACAGTGCGGACACCGCCGCCACGAGTTGGCCGGCCGTGCGGCGACCAGTTCTCAGAGATATCCCCGCCGAGCAGCTTGTCATCCTCCGGATGGGTAGTCCCGCCCCACAGGTAAGTGACGTCCCGCTTAATGTCACCGGCCGCGAGTTTCGCTTCCCAGTCAAGCCACTCACCCCAGGTGACGCACGGCGCCCAGGACCCCATCCGGGTGCCGTACATGCCGAGCCACTGCTCGGTGTGGCGGACCATTTCTGACGGCCGCTCCGTGACAGACAGCTCCCACTGGACGGTGCCAGCCAGGCGAGACTCGGTCTGCTGGGCAGTAGCCTTCTGCACGGCAACCACGCGGATCGGACGGATCGTGCACGACGGGATCCTGCACGCGTCACCGTCATGGGCGACGATCAGGTAGCCGGGGCGTTGCGTCAGCGCGCGAAGCGTCTCATAGTCGGCTTTGCCTTTCGTCCGGTACGTGATCGTGTACGAAAGAGGCTCCGCGGACTGGCCCCACCGGTCGAGACTGCCCGCCGCCGTAGACAGGGTCGTCAGACCAGCGGAGAACGTCTCCTCGTTCGCTTCGACGATGTGCCCTTTGACGGCGACATGGCCGGTCTCATCGGAGATGATGTCAGCCCCGACAGAAGTACGGACCGCGGTCGTGTCTGCCGCCCCGACCTGGGTGTACGTGGTTTCCTCGCCGATCGGCGCCAGCGGGTCGCTGATGCACTCCGAATCGGTCGGATGCCAGATCAGCACCCTGTTGCCATCTGACTTCACGTACACAGGGATCGCGGCTGCCCCTTCGGGCGAAGGGTTCGGCTGCAGTGACAGCATCCCCGTGTGCTGCGCCGTGAAAGCTTTCATCGTTGCCATGCGGTCATCTTCCCATCATCCGGTTCGCGGTGACGATGCGCCCGTCTGCGACGGACTTCATCCTGGTGGTCAGGGTAGTCTGCCCGTCCACAGTGAGCTCCAGGTTCATCCCGTCCATGGCCTTGCGGAGTTGCTTCACTGACACGCCGCCGGCGCCGCCGATAGATGGCGAGGACGCGGACAGGGCGCCGCCGTCCGCGAAGCGCCGCGCCTCCATGTAGTTGCGAATGTCGCCGTCGCGGATCAGTTTCCGCAGCCGGTACACGGCGTCCTGCCCGCCCGCGGCGGCGACCTCAGCCGCAGTGAGAACGTGCTCCCCGTTCGATAGCCAAGCGGGGATCCAGTCGTCCCGGCCGCCGCCAGGGCCATGCACGGCGCCCGCGTTTGCGTACCCCTTGATCGGGGTGATCGGGCCGCCGTCCGCACGCAGCCAGGAGCCTTTCGGCACGTGATCGCCGATCCAGTGGCCGACGGACGTGAAGATCTGCTTGATCCGCGTGGTGATGCTGATCTCCTTGTCGTGGAGCTGATCAATGTTGTACTTGACCGTGCGTACTTTCCCGGACGCCTGGTCGTTACCGCTAATGGTGACCGTGCCGGTGGTGTTGTCAATCTCGGTGTGGACTGAGTCTTTCTCCCAGCGGGCCCCGGTGGCGTCACCGAGGATGGACACGGTGCCGTCTGAGTTGTCGATCGTCTGCACGGTCTCCTGCAAGCCGGCCAACCCCTGGTCGTTGTCCGCGTCGATCTCAACCACGCCGGTCGTACCATTGATTGAGTCGGCGGTCACGGTCAGCGTGTAGTCCGCGTTTGCTGCGTCACCGGAAATGCTGATAGTGCCCGTCATCCCGTTAATCTCGGCGGTTGCGCCATCGGCGGCCTCGGTCGCCTGAGTGGTGTCGGCGGTGACCTCGGTGTTGATCTTGTCGGGGATGAGCCCATACTTGTCGGCAAGCTCAACCGCCTCGTCCTCGGTAAGTCCCATGGACTCTGCCGCCGAAATGAACGCGTCACGGCCGGTCTGCATTTTCTCCTGCAGTTCGTCCTGTCCCGCGCCGGCGGCCTGCGCGGCCTGCACCTGCGCGAACGTCGCGGAAGCCAGGTCGTTCAGAGCCGACTGGTTCTTCCTGCCCTTCTCCGTGGTGATATCCAGGGTGGCACCGTTCTCCTTGACGGCGTCGTTGACGTTCTTCAACGCCTCCTGGAACTTGATGTCCGCGTTGCTGTTGGCGATCACGGTGTCACCGTAAGTCTTGATGCCCTTGATAACTTCCTCGATCGACGGGACAATCTGGTCGGTGCCTTCCTTCGCCTTACGGATCGCAGCGTCCAGCTGGGACGTGCCACCGGCGGCCGCCTGGGCGTTCGGGTCAATTTGACCAAGCGCGATCGCGAGTCGTGTGTTGTCGTCCGCGGTCAGCCCCATTTGCTTTGCGACCTCGTTGAGGTGAGACTTGAAGTCCGGCATCGAATTGATCAGGTCGATCATCGACTTGTTCGTGCCGTTCGTCATCTCCGACGACAGTTTCTTGAACTGGGCGACAGCATCGTCCGTGGACATGCCGGACAGGGCCTTGCCGGTCGTCTCCAGGGCATCCTTTGTGCGCTGCAGGTCAGAGCGAGTGTCCGCCCCGAAGGCGCCGGCGATGCCGTCCGCGAAGGACGCCAGATGCTGCTGCACGGAAGACCACACGGAAGGCCGGCTGATGTCCGCCAGAGCCTGCGAGTACTCCTGCAAAGAGTACTTGCCCTTATCGAAGTCCAGGTTATTCATGACGGAACCGCCATGGGCAAGCGCCGTAGACATCTCATCTACGGACACGCCAGTGCGCCGCACTTCGTCGCCGTAGTGCTTCACACCCTCGATCAGCGCGGCGGTGATCATCATTCGGCCGGCGCGGCCGAACCCGGTCATCCCGGTAGCCACCTCACCCAGCTTGCCCTTCAGGCCGGCCGCCGTCCAGTTTAGGGTGTTCATCGCGTCCTTGATTTCGACAATTTTCGGGGCCATAACCATCAGCCCGCCGACCGCGGTCAGGGCGGCGCCGCCGAACGCAGCGAAGTTCATGATCATGGACTGGGTGCCGCTGCCGAGCTCACCGAGCTTGTCAACAAGTGAGGTGATGTGCTGGACGACGGACCGGACTGGCGCCTGAGAGGACGAGCCGATCTTGATCATGGCGGTTTCCCAGGAGCCGCCGAGCTTTTCGATGTCGCCCTTCAGGTTGTCCTGCTTCAGGCGGGCAGTCTCGGCTGCGTACCCGGCGTCGTTGACCTTATCAATCCACCCTTGGATCCCCTCGCCGCCTTCGTTGTAGAGCACATTCGCGGCACGGATAGCATCCGACCCGAAGATAGTGCTCATCGCGGTGTTGCGCTCTTCTTCGCCGAGGTCTTTCATCCCGTTGCGCAGCTGCTCTGCGACGGCGGTGATACCAATGAAGTGTCCCTGAGCGTCGTAAATGTGGATGCCGAGGTCATCCATCGCGTTCTTCGCGCCCTTGGACGGGTTTTCCAGGCGCTGAAGCATCGTCTTGAAAGACGTACCCGCGTCCTGGCCGATCAGGCCGGCGGACGCGAAAGCAGCGATCGAACCAGTTGTTTCCTCAATGCTAAGACCTGCCTGGGAGGCGACCAAGCCGGATTGCTTCAGAGCGTACGCCATATCGTGCACGCCACCCTGCGCCTTGCCGGCCCCGGCCGCGAGCAGGTCAGCGACGTGCGTCACCTTGTCGCCGCTAAGGTTGAACTGAACCATCGCCGTGGCCGCGGTCTCCGCCGCCTCGGACACGCTGATCTCACCCGCAGCCGCGAGGTCGAGCGCGCCACTCAAGCCGCCGGCAAGAATGTCCTTCGTGGAAACGCCCGCCTTGGCGAGCTCCTCAATGCCGGACGCCGCCTCCGTCGCAGAGAACGCGGTGTCCGCGCCAGCCTGGATCGCCGCCTCGCGCAGCTGCGACATCTCATCCGCGGACGAGTGCGTGGCCGCCTGCACGGACGACATGGACGCGTCGAAGTCCGCGGACATCTTCCCGGCCATGCCAGCAAAACCAAGCAGTCCTGCGCCTACGCCAGCAACGGCCGTGCCAACTGTGGTCCAAGCCGCACCGTTCTGGCGGGCCGAGTCGGCAAGACCCGCAAGGCCAGACTTGCCACGCTCCCCGGCGTTGCCCATCTGGTCGCCGGCGCCCTGCGCGGCCTGACCCGCCTGCGACATCGCGTCCGCGGCGCCCTTGGTCGCAGACGACGCCTCCTGCATCCCGGCCTTCACTCCGGACGCATCGGCGGTCAGCTTGACAACTACGGTTCTGTCGGCCACGGCAACTCCTCACTCCTGTTCGGATTCTACCTTGGCGTCCGCGACGTACAGGAGCGATCCCTCCTTCGGAGGGGAGATTAGGTCGCCGTGCTTGTTCCGTTCAGAATGGTCCTTCTCCCACCGTTCGCGGGCGGCTTTCGCATAACAGACCACCTCCCGGGCCTCGAACCACCCGTCCATGAACTCATCCCAAGCGACGTCGCGCGGATAGCCGCACCCGCACGGGCATAGGGACGACTCGTACAGGGAGTAGGCGTTCGCCAGGTCATAGTCCTGAGGGACCCACTCCCCGGACCGGCGCAGAATCCCCGTCGGGGGGCGCCCCCAGCCCATGGCGGCTTTCGCCATGGACCGCAGCCAGGCCCCGGTCGGGGCGGTCAGGACCTGGACGAGAAAGGGGCCGTGATGGTCGGGCTTTCCGTGTCGACGGCGCGGATGCAACGGGACAACTTCTCGACCTGCTGCGGCGACGCCTGGTACAGGCCGGCGATGTCCTCACCGGTCACGCCGGTCGGCTCCACAATGTGCGCGGCGATGAACGCGCACTCCATCTCGTGGGTGACGGGGTCGTCCTTCGTGCGGTGACCGAGCGACTCCATGAGCTCCTTCTGCGCGTACACGGACATCGTCTGCACAACGAACTCTACGGCCGACCCTTTCAGCTCGGCGAGTGTGGCGTTGGCCTTATCGAGGAGCTCCTTCTTGCGCTCGTCGGACAGGCCAGGCAGGCGGGCCTCCTCGTCCAGGCGGTCGATCACGGCGAGCAGGTCGGTGCGCCCGTACAGCATGCACGACTTCCTGGTCGGCTGGAACCCGGCCATCCACGCGGCGAAATCAAACTTCTCCGGCGCGTCTGCACCGTCGGTGCGGTCCTCAAAGTTGTCGGCGGCAACGTCAACACGGTCGCTCATCGGCGTCCCCTGTCTGCGGTCCCAAGCGGTCTATGTGCGGTGTTGCCCCCGCCGCCAGAGACCGCACATGGCAGCGGGGGCAACAGGCCCAGTGTACAGGGCGGCGGCGGATCAGGCGCCGACCGTGTAGGACTTGCCGGCGGACGAGCCCTTCGCGTTCGTGACGATGAAGTTGCCGGTCTGGACGCCGGCCGGCAGGACCGCGGCGATAGCGGTCGGGGATATCACCCGGTAGGAAG